ACAACGCTGCATTTTGTGAGCCACAACCACCCAGGTCGCCTCTTGCTGTCACTAAGTTACCACCACTAGACCAAGTTAAGCCATTGTATTCTTCAGTGCTTGTTAACTCTAACCAATCACTATCATATCCTCCAAAGCAAAGCCCTTCATTTTGTTTACCGCAACCAGCTGAACTTTGTCTCATTGTGTTTAGGCTGTTAGCTAAATTCCAAGCCCCAACTGGTTTTAACCCTACAGTTAAAAACTTCAGCCTGTTATAAAAAAAGTGCTTCATTTTTATGATACCTCTCTACCACTTATATAATAATCAACTCCATCGCTTTCATCAGCGCTTCCTGTTATTGTTTCTCCGCCCTCAAGTATATGGTCTAAAAACGGCATAGTGATTGTATCTTGAGCACTTAATGGGAAATTATACAAAACATTTACCCCAGCTAATTTTAGACTTATGTTCCTGGCCGTTGCCGATATATTGCAAAAAGTTATGGCTTTGATATATGCTTTCGTGGATGCTGGAACGGTATATATTGTAGCCTCCGAACTTCCAAATGTTCCTTTTGCTAATCTTTTGTTTACCACTGCCATTTTACATCCCTCCAAAGTCGTCAGTTAAATAACTTGCTTCTCCTCCGCCACCACCTTCTACGGTGGCGAATTCTAACCCGTCCTCGGTAGTGTTTACTCGCAGGTATTTACCCCCCTGCCCTTCGTAGGAAGAAGGAACATCGCTCAATTCTATAAAAGTCGTAGCCCCGGTTTCTAAATCTACAAATGCTATTCCTTCTTCACTGGTATTTACTGCTAATACTTTCCCTCCCTGGTTTTCGTAACTATCCGGGGTATCTTTTAAAGATAAAAATGTGGATATTCCTACCTTCTCCCATCCGGTATCGGATTTTAAGTAAAGAGCTGGCTCATCGAATACTACTCTTACCGTCCCAGTTGGGTCATCAATAGGCAAATCTTCTAAAGACTGCACTGGTGCCTCCCAAGCTGGCAAATAACAACCTATCAGCAATCTCCCTTCCTCATCAACCCGTAACCTTCTCAGATTACCGTCCTGGTCTACTCCCCAACTCATATCGCTCACCCCTTTAAATAATTACATCTACTAATCCATTGATAATTAAACTGTTAAGTGATTTTGCCACCATTTCTCCACAATTTAAAGATTGCTCGCTCTTTAGATATCCCACCTCAGGAGCACAAGTTAGCATATCCCCCGCATTCACAGGGGCAACTGCCAATGCCTTGGTCTTCCCTTTTATAACCACAAACCCACTCTGGCCTGGCAATATATCGTGTTCGGCTATACCTACCCAGTTTTTAGATTTTTCTATTTGGTTTAGGGAAATACCGCCTTCAAAAGGATATACAACCATCCCCTTTCGTATAATCTCCTGGGTGGTATTCAAAAAAGGTATTTTTATATTGTCGTTAAATAAAGTCCTCAAGTCAAAGACATTAAACTCGCTATCCACATAATATAGTGGTAGACAACCTTCGGATAATGCTGCATCTTTTATAATATCCCCGGAGGGTAAAAGGTAAACATAATTATCCTCTGCTAAAATTAACGTAGCTGGGTTTACAGTCTCAATTAAATAGGGGGATAAAAATGCCTTCCCGGGGGTAACTGTCAAAGAAGAACCATTCAGCGTAGCATCAAAGCCATTTATCACTTCATCTCTTTCTATGCAGGGAAGAACCTTTGTCTTTATTACTCCCCCGTAGTAAATTGATAGCCCCAGGAAAAATCCTGCTGTTTCTACCCCTGCCGGAACTCTAATCCTTAAAAATACAGTCCTGTATGTATTCGATGGGATATCATCTGCTTCCAAGGGGAAACCTCTCCCCAATGGTTTCCAGCTGGAATCAATTCTTTCCGGGGTAGCCGTATCTCCTTCTTTACCCACTTTATATTCTGCAAGCGCTTCCTCAATTATTTGTCCCTCTTCTAAACCTTCCTCATTTACTAATTTAATGGTAACATTAGTAGCCACTAGAGAGCCTATACCCTCATAGTCATTCCATAGTCTGCATTCTATTATTGGGGAATACTCCCCGGCGTTTATGGTGCCAAAGTCCAGACTCGTTAGCAAATTACCTTCTAAGTCTCTTATACTTAAAATCGGGTCAGTCATTTTTACCCCCTTTATCCCCAAGTGTAGTTAATAATATCCTCAAACTGATGGTCATCGTGAGTGGCAAGTTTAGTTAAGAATGAGCTTGCCCCCTCGGGAACAACAAATAACTTGCTTTCCTCAAACCCCTTTTTACCACCCACAAAAAAAGTTTTCATATTAGTCATAACCATATAACCGTTTAAAATCTTAACTGGTGAGCCGTCCCTCTTGTCATATAATAATTGCTGGAAGGATTTCCAGGTCTGGGTGTCTTCATCAAAGTAAGGGAAAACCTCATAAATGTCTTTATATTTATAGTCTGAGTAAAATATTCTTCCTCGATAGCACAAAAGTTTGTTCACCACAAAAGTTGCCGTAGCATTAACCCAATTAACTTCTATCTCGGCAAGGGTGGTCTTCTCTCCCCCGTGAGTAACCATTCTTATCAGCTTTTTGTCTGTGTCTCTTATTATAAAAATTTCCTTGCTATCGCTCTTTTGCTTGTCCAGAAAATACCCATCCCAGTGGTTATCGTTTCTAAAGCCAGTTATGTCAAGGCAATTTCCAAACTCATCAAGAAGAAAGTCTTGCTCCTCCCAAGAAGAGTAAGTATAAAAAGTAATGAACTTTTCTTCGTGGGTGGTGGTAAGCAATATATTAGGCATACTCTGTGGTGCTTCCATCTCATACATCTTCTCCCCAGTAAGGTAATTAAAAATCCAAAGCCTACCCCTGGAGAACCCCGGATGGTGTAAGGTTATCGCCATTAAATTTTTAAAACAATGAACTGCCGTTATTGTAGCAGTAGTTTTCCCTTCATTTACCCAATCAGCATAGCTTTTATATATGTCAGCTTGATAGTAAGGGACTTCTACAATCGGTTCAGTATCTACTTTAAGAGTTTGATTGTCAATTTTATAAACGTATAGCCGGAAGTCAACTGTATTGTGATAAAAACCGTGGACAGTCCCGTAGCCCCAGTCCTTCGGTGGTCTGTGTATCTCCTCAATTAAATACTGGTCTCTTTCTATTGCTGTAAAAGGATATTCATCAGTAAAATCCTCTTCAAAGATAAGTTTTCTCGCTGAAACCAAATATAAATTCCCCTCTTCATCTCTTCCCAAGTCAAAAGGATAACCCAAGAAGTATTGGTATAGGAAGTTTATTTTCCAAGCATATAGCTCTCCCTCATAAGAGCCCGTCCAGCCGGTTACATCCTGGAAGACAATCATATTCTGACCATATCGGCTCTCTTTTTTCTCCAGCTTTGCATCCCGAGTCTCTACTAAAAATCGGTAAAATGGGGCATCGTCGTATTCTGTGCTTTCATAGACTGTGTAATCCTGAGTCTCTTCATTCCAAAATTGTTCCCGGTATGCTTGGGTTATTATCTTTTTAGAGCTATCAAAAAATATATTGCCAGTTACAAATCCCAGTTGGCCAAGTTTTCTAAAAAATCCAGTGCTTTCGTAGTCTGGGGTAAATCCAGAGCTAAACTCATCGTAAACATAGTTAGAGTCAGGTAAAGCCACTATCCTATAATTGTGAGGTTGTAAAATTCCCAACTGTTCATCTTCTCCGTATTTTATCCTGATAAATAAATTCAGCTCCGGTTTTGGTCGCCTCAGTAGTGGTTTCCAAGGATGTTCCACCCATTCTCCCGGGGTTTCCAGGGGTATAGTATAAAGCTTAACTCCTGAAATGTTTGCTGATAAATTAGACATCTCTCCTTTTATTAAACATTCACCGTTTGGCAATTGGGCAATGGAGCGTTTAAATGGGCTTTCTCTTGCAATAGTTACTGGAACTATAGTTTTCTTTTTTGGTATAAAAAACTCTCTAAACTTTCTCCGATTAAGCATTTTCTTTAGAGTAAAAAGTCAGTATCTCAAACTTACACTGTTTACCGCCAACGTTGGCAATAACCGCTCTCCGGGGGTAGTAAGTACTGGAATAACCTTTTGCCTTTATCAACCCAGTAGGAGTTTCTATGGTTACCCTTTTAAAAGGGTTAACGCTCACCACTTTTCCCTCTACCACCTCTTTTTGTCTATCTCCTTCTTTAAAGAACCTATCAAAACTCCTCATTTTTCCCCCTATGATATCCCCGTAATCTCAGTGGAGGCCGTCAAGCTGTCGTAGTCAAGAATGAGTTTTACCTCTTCAACCACAAAAGATATCCCGTCAATGCTAAAGGTATCTCCGGGCTCTAGGGAAGGTAAAAAAGCTGGGAACTGAACCCAACATTCATTTCCACTCAGCTCTACTTTTCTGTGATGGCTTGCCGCAGCTTCTGCCTGTTCTTGGGTAGAACAAAAAACAGTATTTATTACTTTAGCATTACTCCCTCCTGAGCCCCCATAACCTACTTCGCTTTTTATGTCACACCTCGGGATACCGCTTTCCGGTGGCTTATCATAAGGCTGAGAACCTTTTTCTGATAAGACTAAGTAATTACGGGCTTGCTCAGATTCAGGGACATTTCCAATGTATTCGTCACTTTCTGGGTCAAAAGCAGGGTTATAATCTGGGTCAACTTCGCTTCTCATTCTCCAAATCTCATAATAGTAAGTTCCATTCACCCATCTTTCCTGCTTTCGGAATATTACCTTGCCAAATATTTGCCAGCTTATGCTATCGTTCTCTTCGATGGTTTCTTCAGTTCTCTTTTGCATTTTCAAAGAACCATCACTAACCTCGTGAATCTTATTTAAATAAGATTTTGTGTATGTTTCTTTTTCTCCTTCCTCGTTTGTCCTAACCTTCCATTTCCTGGTAAGTTCCTCTCTATCCCATTGGTATAAAGCATAATTTTGTTCACTCTCAAGCCATCCTATTGCTAATGCTGAACTATCCATTTCATAGTAATCCATAAAGTCATTCTCTACTGGTATATCCCATTCGTAAAACTCCTGGCAAGAAATCAAGTAATCTTGAAAAAAGTTTCTTACATAAGATATGCTGTGGTCTGAGTATTCTTCAGTTCCCATGTCGTAATAGATAACTTCTACTGGCTTTTCCTCTTCGTAAGTTGCTATTACACCGTTATAGAGCTCTTTTTCTGAAGATACTTTATAGTCTTCTACTTTGTAATCAAATCCCCCACCTTTTTCCCATTTCCTTATTTTTACAACGTCTCCAGAGTCATAGAAAATATAACCAAACTCATCACATAGGGTTTTTAACAATGACATCCTGTTCCCCGATAAGCTCAACTCTTTTTTTATGCTTCCGGGAATAGTACCCGTATATCCTACTCCAGAAAAGATAGCTTCCAATATACTGCTTATTTGCAGTTCCTCAGGCTTTAATTCTGCTCCGATATGATTAAAAGCACTTTTGGGAATAAATTGAGATAAAATCTTGGTAACTTCCCCGTCCCTTAATGCAGCAGACCACCCTGCCGCATAAGAAGTAGCAAATCCGTGGGGTCTTTTCTCGTGTCTTTCTACTATTCCAGAAAAGCCCGAAACACTTACGTGAGAGCCTATGTGCAAAGAGCTGTCTTTACTCTCGATCGTGCAAGTGCTTACCCCGTTGGCTATTTTATTTACAGTTACACTCAGTATACCTGAGTAAGCCGGTGAACCTTCCACGATAATTTGAGGTAAAGTCCCAGGAGGAAATGCAGTCAATAAGCTCCGAGTGGTAAACTGTAATGGTAAACCTAACCCGATAATCTCTATCGCTACAGGGATATTCTCGCTGTCTTTAGCTATAGCTCCAGTTAAAATCATTTAGATAGCTTCTCCCTCTACTGTATAAGATACTTCAGATAATTGTTTCTCATCATCATATATCTGTGATGAAAAACTGGTGCACACTCCCGTAACACTTCCTCCCTTAGGTGGGGTTACGGTAACTATTCCTCCCATACTGTTCCCAAGAGCAACTGCATCATCGGAGTTCATCCTCTGGTTAATTTGCACCACTGGTCTATCATAAAAATGAGTAAATATAGTTTCCCCTTCTATCGTATGTCTTACCGATACATAAGGTCTCACAAATCTGGAATAGTTCACTACTCCGGGAGCGTCGTCCTCCAACTCTTCTAATGCTTCGGTATCCCACAGGTCAGCCTTTACCGCAAATGGGAAAGCATTCCAATTATCTTCAGTAATATCCATATTTAAATTATCTAAATAGGCATTGTTTATCGTTATCTCAATAGGGGAGGTTTCCCCGGTTTCTCCTTCTCCTATTGTTTTATCTAACACTAATTTAACCGTAAACCTCTCTGGTTCAAATTCTGCAGATGGCAAGGCGGTTTTTAGGAAATTTCCAATAGTAAGGTCAAAAGTCTCTTTCCTTAACTCCTGCAAAAGACAACTAAAAGAAACTGATTGCCCAGTCACCATCAGCTTTCTTTTTATTACCTCACCAATTTTCTTCTTTTTCCATTCCAAGGTTCGGATAAAAGAAAATCTACTATCAGTAAAAGCCCCAATATTTGTGCCATTTATATAAAGAGTTCCACCTCCGATTTGTAAGTCCCCAGTATGTATGACCGTCATCTATTGTTTGCCCCCATTCCCATCATACTTCCCAATCCTAACGCTTTCCCTAACCATTCCTCAGCCGTATCTCCTTCGATGTCCACTCGGGTTTTAATATTAGAGGGAATAGAAATTAATGCTTGAGATAAACTATTTACACTATCGGTAAGCTCAAGAACCTGTAAGTTAAGATTGTTAAAATCTTGTCCTAAAGATTGGATGGGTAAAGAGATATCTGATAAAGTATCTTTAATCCTCCCTAAATATTCAGGAGCTTCAACCATTATCTTACTGGTATCTGGTATCGCAATGGTAGGTAAGACTACCTCTTCTATTGCTTCTCCCTGGAAGCTTTCAATTAAGCTCCCCCATTTGGTTATAGCTTCGTTCATTCCTGCTATTCTTTGGTCAATTTCCTGGCTTATCTTCTCATTTATCGCTAACCAACTGTTATCCATATCTACCATTTGCAATCCCAAGTCGGAAATCCCGGAGCTTATACTGCTTATAAGATAATTGAAGTCCTGGGGTAACTTTTCTAATTCCAGAGTAGGAAAAAGGTCTTGCAACGCTTGTCTCGCCTCAGCGCTCAATTCTGATGCCCCACTTGCTAAACTTTTAATCTCTGTAAGAATGCTTTGCTTTAATGCCTCCAATGCTTCCGGGGTATTAACTTTATCTAATCCCCGAGTAGCTTCTTGCAAGGATTCATAAATCGGGGTAAGTATGTTTTTAACTACTTGGGCTTCCTCTCCATATAGCTCATTAGCTTTCTGGATCTGGTCTTTTAGTATTTGGGTGAGTTCAATCAAGGAACGATTAAAGTCATTTTTAATGGTTTCAACTTCTCGCTCTTCTTCTTTTAAACTTGCTAATTCTTTATCCCTTGCTTCTCTTATTTCCTCTATCGCTTGTATTTGGGCTTCTATATCTTGTTCCTGATAATATCTTTCTCTATATATTTGTTCTGCAGTAGTTTCTGGTCTTTCTGGTAAACTAATCCTTTGAGCGCTTTTATACATATTTACAAGTTCATCAGTAGTTAAGGAAATGATTTTTCTAAAGTCATAATATTTATCCAGGTAGCTTATCAATTTATCTCGCAAGGCATCTTGGGCGTCGGCTTCTCTCTGGGTATATTCTCTTATCATATCCTCTCGCCGTTTATAGATATCCTGTAACCTATTGTTCAAATCTTTATAGACATTAAATATCGCTCCGGCTATTGTTTTATCAGAGCTTATCATTGTTTCTCCCGCTTCTTCATGCCTTGCAATTAAGGAGTTATAAATATCCTGGATAGAAGAGGCCATTTCGGTAGCTGTCTGAGATTGAACTTGATAAACTTCTTCCTGGGTCCTCAAACTGGAGGTCTTTATTACCTTTGATAAAGTGTTAAACATAGATTGAGCATATTGAGCCTGGGCATTTCCTCTTCGCAGTGATTCTTCTATCTCTATAGCTGTCCATTCTTTTTGGAGCTCAATTATCCTATCTCTTACGCTTTCTAACCCTCCTAATGCTTCACTATATATCGTCTGATAGAGCTCTTTTTCCTTATTGGCTAACGCTTCAGAACCTTGAGCAGTCATCTGATGGGTATTTTTATATTCGTTCAATAATTTAATGTAGTCCTGGGTGGTAATCAATTGAAAATTGTGTAAATCATCAAAGCTGGATATAGATTCCTCTATTGCCTCAGTTAACTCCTCGCTTCTTTCTTTAGCTTCAGCTAAAACATTGCTGATATCGTCTCTCACGCTTTTGTCCACATCTTTATTTTTATCTAACAAGTTATTAAGGGAGTTAATATATTCATCAACCCCTATTCCCCCAGCCTCCCAACTGCTCTGGATATCTTCAAACTGGTTTCTAATATTCTCACTTATCTCTTTAGTCTTTTCTTCTATTGCCTCTTCTGCTTTCTCAATTTCCAACTTTAAATCTACGGTAAGAGATTGAGAGATGTATCCACTTACTTCATCCAGTAGTTTTTTAAGATTATCAAGGTAGGTCTCAGCATCTGTCTCTCCGGCTATATAAGCTGATTTTATAGCCTGCAATTGATTAGCTGTAATAGAGGTAATACTCCCTTCTATATCTTTTACCCTGGTTTCTATATAGCTTTTTATATCCTCGCTCATATCTTCTGTGTCTTTCATATAGGCTTCTAGCCTCTGGATAAATTCCTTCCCGCTGGTAGCCCCCGCTTGATATGCCATTTCCAAAACCCTAACATATGCGTCCTTCTCCATTGCTTCCTTTACCGTTAAAGCTTTCTGATATCCTTCAATTTCAGCATTAGCTCTATCTTGTGCCCCGCTTTGGGTGGCATTGGTTTTTTTATCTTCCATCTCTTTATGTAATTCCTCTAATACCTCAGCAACATCTTTTCCAGATAGGGTCTCAATTTTGGTTCGTAGTTCAGCTTGCTTTTCTAATATATCGTTTAAAGCCTGCTGAGTAGCGCTATATTCTCCTTTTAACTTGTTTAAGTATTGAGTATATAGCTTCTCATTCTTCAGTCCTAAAAAGTCTGGAGGTTCTTCCTCGAATGCCTGGATACTTATTCTTAGCTTATCTATTTCTCCACTTAACTCTTCAACTATTTCCGCATTGGTCTGGTAAATATTGAGGATATCCAAAAGTCTTTGTCTATTTTCAGCGTCTGCTATTCCTAACGTTACGTTTTCGGTTTCCTTTTGTATTCTCTGTAAGATTTCTCCCCAATACTGACCAAAATCTTCTAATAGCTTTCTCTCCTCTTTCATCTCCACTAACTTTAAAATCAAGGCAGCTAACTGCAAAGTAATATTCTGGGTATGAATAAGAATTTCAGACCATTTAGATACCCAGGTATTATGCATATCCTCTACTCCCAACTTAATTTTAGCCAGCTGCTCATATATTTCCTCTAAAGAGAGGCCATCTAAATCAGAAAAAGCAAGTATCAGTTTTCTTACTTCGTCAGTAGTTTTGCTCATATCCTGAGTGGCTTTAGTATAAAATGCTCCTAGAGCAAAAGTAGCGGTAGATATAATCCCAGGTAAAGTAGTGAAAAAGGAAGCTAAGCTGGCCATCCCTGTTTTCATCAATCCCATTACTCCACCTAAGGCTACCAGTTCACTTCTCATTTTCCCCAGGGAAGGCAAAAGTTTTAGCACTCCTCCTAAAAATAAAGATATCGCTCCCCCGGCAAGGGTAAGATAAGAAATAGTACTTTTCAATCCTTCTGGCAGTCGAGAAAAAGCATCTGCCATGTTTGCGGCAACATCGCTTGCTTTTTGTATTACCCCAGTAAACGGTTCAGCAAAAGACATCATTAAATCCTTGCTGGCTTCTTTTAATCTATTTAAATCCATAGCCAGAGAGCCCGCTTGTTTAGCAAAAGCCTCTTCTGCTGCATTGGAGGAGTTTAGCATCACAGAATAATCACCCAAAGCAGAGTTTACATCACCTAAAATTGCAGCAACTAAAGGTAACGATTCTCTAACCTGGGTAATCCTTACAATTTGTTCTTGAGATAACCCTTGAAGTTTAGCTATATTTTTGATTAACCCTTCGCTTCTTATAGTGCTTTCATTTATATTTATCCCTAATCCTTCCATCACTTTCCTTGCTTCATCTGCTGGAGCAACCAAAGAGGTCATTATCGCTCTTAACTGGGTAACTGCTCGGTTAAATTCTATGCCGTTTCTCGTGGCATAAGCTAAAATAGCCGCCACCTCTTCTAAGGGTATTCCAAAATTTGCGGCAATGGAAGTAACCTGCCCGATACTCGTCCCCACTTCCTGAAAGGTAACCACACCTTTTCTAACTAAAGTAAATAAAATATCAGACACCCGAGAAGCCTCATCGGCACTCATGCTGTAGGAATTTAAGATTGAAGATATAACTTTAGTAGCAGTTCCAATATCTGAAACCCCAGCCGTGGCAGCTTTAGTAGCCACTTCTAAAACCTGCATCGCTTTTCCCGCTTCGATAGAGGCAGAAAGTATGTTATACAAGCCAGTACTCAGTTCTTGAGTGCTCTTCCCATATTCTAAAGCCAGTTCTCTTATCCCTTGTTCGTAGCTTTGATAAAATGCTCCCACTCTTTCTTCAGCTAAAGAAGGGTCAATTAAAGTCATCACGTTTCTCATATTAGCTTCAAATTGGCTCAATAAATAAGTTGAACCGGCGACAAAAGCAGAAATAGCAGCACCGGCCACCTGAAATTTAGTAGCCATCTGTTCTACCGATACCCCGGTGTTTTTTAATGCCTCGTTCAATGCCGCAGTACCTTTAGACCCCTCTTTAAAGCCCATACCAATCTGTTCAGCCATAGAGCCTATATTTATAGTAGACTGGTTCACTTTTTTACTTTGGGCGCTGACTTCTTGCACAAATCCGTTTATTGAACCTTTAGCCTGCTTTATCTTCTGGTCAAAGTCCTCTAAAACCACGCCCAAAGAAACAAAGAGGTTTTTAAGTTCTCCCGCCATCTCGTTTCCTCTCTACTTGTATAGGCATGCCTGCTTCCCTAAACATCGCTTCCAATTCTTTCAAGCTCCCTTTACTTTTCTTTTTTACCCCTGCTAAATCCAAAAACTTGTCCCACAGCTTCTGAGCTTCACCACTAAAAGCACTGGAAACAATCAATAATTGATAAGCGTAATCCATCATCTTCCTCTGGAAAATCCTCTCCGATAAGGTAAGAACCAATTCCCAAGGAGCTTGTAAGAAGTCATTAACCGTCCACCCATATTCATGAAAAAAACGGTCAATTAACTCTTCCCAGCTTTTTTGGTAGTCTTCTCTTTCGATAGATTCCCCATCAGATTGATGGACAGGTCGAAAAAATCCCGTATCAATACCCCCAGGCTTTCTTCATCTAAAATAGCATTTACCAGTTTTATCATCGTAGTAGCTGGTATATCTCCTACATCTTTAGCGTCAATCCTCAATAGGGAAGCTAAGAACTGGTAAAAGTCCTCTTTATTGTAAGGAATTAAAAAGATTATCTGCCCGGCTAAAACGGTAGAGGAAATGTCATTACTTTTTTCTAGGTTTTCAGCCAGGATATCCCATCGTATCATACTCATTACTTTAGAGAAGAACCGGGCAAAGTGCATAAAACCTTCCGTAGAAAGAGGAAGGTGGATAGTGTATCCATCCACTTCCAACTCTTTAGGTAATATTTGTGAGGAAAAGTCTTTATTTTTGCTCATAGCTTATACCGTATAAACAAATCTAACATAACCGGATTCGCCATTGTGGGCTGGGTCTCCTAACCCTTCTATCTCCACCGGTATACTATGCCAATCCGTAGCATTAAAAGCAAATTCCAGATTACCGGAAACCTGTGCCCTGTATAAATGTATTCTCATCTCTCCATCGTCTCTCGGAACCACAAATTCGGCAACCACTACTGGTAGCGAGGAAACCGCACCTAAGGGAACTTGCACTGAGGAAGGTAACTGATATTTATAGGTTACTGCTAAATACCCACTCTCAGGAATATCGCCACCGCTTAATCTTCTAACTCTCCCATCTATATAGTCAATCTGGTAATCAGTATTCTATACATAAGTAACAGTAGTATTGATTACTGGGTCGCCTATATTAGCAGAAACACCAACTGCGGCAGTAAGTGTTATTTCATGCCCGGTTATACTTTGGATAGTCTTGCTTACTCCTCCTATAGTAACCCCATCACCAGTGGTAAACTCACTGGCATCCTCTACGTATATTTTAGTATCGGTGGGTTCGGTTACCTGGGTAAGTAAAGTTGCCAGCTTTACAGTCGGTGGAGTAGTTTCATCTAAACTGCCATTTTGGAGTGCTACCCAGTTTGTTCCACTTATAGTTAAAATTTCATTTGTAACTTGTTTAACCTCTCCAATAGTACTTGCTACGTCACTATCTTTTACTCCTAAAGCTAATGCCAAGTTAGAGGGATTAATCTCATTTAAATTTGCCGCAATAAGTGAACGCTGGGAAGTGATAGCCACTTTGTTTATCTTTAGTGGCATACCAGATTGGTGAACCACTTTTTCAATTTCAGCCGTAAATCGAGCATCAGTTAATGCTCCCACATCCCGGTTATTAAGGTAAAGTGTTCCTTCTCCTATCTGTAAATCTTTGATATTTCTGACTGCCATTAGTCTCACTCCTCATAATATTTTGCAATCTATATCTATCTCATTTCTTTTCCGGTCTGGCTCTTGTATTTCTCTCTGGCCAGCAACCACACACCAAATAACCCGAGTATCTCCATCTATCTTCAGCCTTCTTTTATTAAAGATCTCCACTATCCTTTCAGTTATCTGGTCAACTCTTAAATCATCTACTTCTCCCCAAACATCTATTTGATAAGTTATCTCCCATATATCGGTAATGTCTGGGGAAACGTTAATACTGGTAAAGGTAATCCGGGGCAATTTAGCTATATCCCCCGGAAAGGTAGAATAAGCTTCTACGCTTCCCATAAGGGAAATCAATCCTGGGTCGGTAGTAATATAGTGGTAAATTGCTTCTTTAGTATCAAGTAATTTCAAAGTTTATCCAGCTCTTCTAGGAAGTATTTTTTACCTTCCTGAAACCCGTTCCTCAAAAATACCCTTGGACGTAGCCCGCCCCTTTTGTAAATGGAAAAAGCAATAGCCCAAGCTGCACTATCTGGGTCTTCAAATCTGTGATCAGAAGCCCATTTAGTTAATGCCGCTATAGCTTCAGGAGAGAATGGCGCATGTCTTTTTTTCTTTTCCGAGGGATAATCAGCAAGTAATCCTGTTCCAAACTCCATATAGGGAGCATACTCTAGATTTGTTCCTATTCTAAATTCCCTTTTGTTTCCTTCCCAGATTTTTTCAATGTGTATAGAATTTCTCAAAGCCCCCAAGTTAATAGGTGATTTTTTCTTTGCCTCTCCCTCTACCACGTGAGCAGCATTTTCTAAAAGTTCTAAGACTTTATTCTTTACCTCTTCCGTAGCCTTGTCTATTTCAGCCAGCAACTCTTTTTCCCCTTGTATTCCTATTTTTATCTTCATTTCCCTAATAGTCCTTCGTAGTGAGAAACCCTATTAGCTCTTCGGTAAACAGGTTTTACCAAAGTTACGTTGTAATTGTCATTTCCTATTTTTATAACATTCCCAATTACTGGCTGATGTTTGGATATAAAGAAATAGCCTTCTGGTATTTCAATTCCGTATCTTTCCTGGATTACTTCTTTGTTCAATTTCTCCAGGTAAGCCCAAAATTTAGATGACAAAGTTAATGTCTCGTGACTTATACCGTATTTATCGGTAGTTATGGTTTTGGTGTATTCCTCAAGGTAATGGGTGTATACCATTAAACCACTATCCTTTTATAGTTAAGTAAAATAGTTTCAGCTACTGGGGGTAGCCCACTAATATACTGGGCAGAGTAAGTAGATAACTTCTCAGAAGTCATCCCTGCTGTTCCCCTCAAATTGTATAGGGATTCTGCAATCATAAATATGGCTATCTTCAAGTCTTCCGGTATACCCTCAAAACCTGCTGTATATTCAATATCTAAAAAACATCCCGGGTAAAGGATATGTAAAACTCCATCCCGGGTAAAGAGCTCGTATCCCTCTGTGTCCACTCCATTAACCTTTAGAGTGATTATCTCTTCCACTGGAGCAAATGATAGATAAACGTATCCACTTCCAGGAATAGTCAAAAGCTCCTTATGTAAACCATAGGTAAAATCGTATCCTATGTAATTTATTACCTGTTTTTCAGCAGAATCAAGAAGAGACAATAATAGCTCATCCTCTGGAGTTAGCTCCTCCGGGGTTTCTTCGCCGTTCTCTAATTGTAAATAAGCTTTAAATTCTTCAAGAGTAACGCTCATCTATTCTCTGCCTCTTCTATCATTCTGTTTTCGGGAGGGTGCTTATACCCCTTCGCACCCTTCCCTTTAACCTTCTCCACTAAACCTTTACCCTGGAGTTCATCCGCTCTTTCATCTTCTACCTCAAGAAGGTCTCCAGGGTAATGGTATTTCCCAGTATACTTATCACAAAACGGGGATATGACTTTAACTTTAACTTTAACCATATTATTCTCCGGTAATAGTGGCTACCTTATCCCTGGTCTTTTTGAACCTCTTATTTCCAGCTATAGCCACTATTCCAAAAGTAACGGCAGCCGTGGCAACGGTCATATCAAACTTCAAATACCGCTTACCCGGAGTAACCTGCAATAAAAAGTCCCCCGCTTCCGATATGGTATCTGGCTGGGTCAATATGTCGGCAAATCCCCCTTCTGCATCATTATCTTGAGAAATGACAATGTCTAAAGTCCCACCCGTCCCAACAGCCTCAACAAAGATTGCAGTTAGAAGGTCAGCAGGGTGGCCATATTTCTCCAGGTCTAACACCACGTTATCACTACCAACTGCCATCGCAGCTACTGGCAGTACCTTTATAACTTCTATCTGTTCTTTTAAGCTAATCACTGTTTCTAACCTCCTTCAACCTTGAGGAACGTCAAGAACTGCAAAAGCACCAGGAGCAACCGGAGAACCGTCAACTTCAATGGTAAATCTCAATAGCACCTCATTCTTGGTAAATCTGGCGTGTTCTGACATAGCAATGGCCAAAGCTTTTTTATCCCCAATATAGTAGTATCGAAAATCACCAAATATCACATCGCCTTTATTTCCTAAAGCCGGTAATTTATCGGTTACTACGTAAGGATATCCGATGATTGTTCCCGGTTCAGCAGCGGTGGGTGGCACCCAAATCAGATTATTATTGGCATCGGCTAACTGTTTCACTGATTTCATAGCCAAACGGGAAATAACCCAAATAGGGGATAGTCCTTCTCTGGCTACTTTAGCTTCCATTTCCAGGAAGTCTTCATAAGAAACCACAGAAGCAGCCTTCCTATTAACTACATTAACCCCTGGGCAGTTGATTATACCCATAGGTTCACCTTCTCCACTTCCAGTAAGATAAGCAACGTCTTCAGCATAGGCCACAGCCTCAGCAAACAAGTTTCTCAAGTAGACGTCTCCTTCAGGAACAGAGTTGAGCCATTTTTGAGATACAGCAGTAAGCCCAACGTATTCCCTGGCTGTTAAAACAACCTGCTTGAATATAGGCTCTGATGGATCTACTTCAGCTCCTTCTTTTTTCCAGTAACCCACTATCCCACCAAACTGTCCATTCTCTTGAGAAAGAGCCGGAACGGAAACGCTATCTCCCGGGGTAATGGTGATTACAACGCTTCGGGGTCTCACTATCTCCCGCTCTGATGCTAAATAAACTAACTCATCATATAGCTGGGGAGGTATTAAGTAGCCACCAGAATTGGAAGTTTGCACCGCTTTCTTTTCTAACCAACCATAATCCCGATTGCTGACTGCTCTAACTAAAGAAACTAAGAAGTCCTCTTTATTACTCTCTCTATTCCCAAAAATGTCTTTTCTATTTTCTTCCGCTAATTTTTGTATCTGCTCATTAACTAATTTCTCTACAAGCTCATTAACTTTCATTGTTCGCTTTCCTCCTATCTTAAGTTAGACAAACTCTTATCCACTTGTCTTATAGCTTTCTGCATTATCTCTTCTATTTGCTCAACATCCAATTCATCAACATCCATTTCCAGGATATCTTCGTCTGTGGTTTTTGTAGGTTCGTTTTCTTCTCCGTTTAGCTTATCTTCCTTGTTTAAAAAAAGTAAAACGTTATCCAGCTTCTCACCAATCACTTGTAATTCGTCCCAGCAACTTATAACCCTATCAAAAAGCTCTTTTAAGGTTAACTTCTCTTCTGTTATCTTTTTCTCATCAAGAACTTTCTCCAACTCTTCTTCCTGATACTCCCCATCCTCATATTTCTGTATCTCTTTTAATAATCCCCTCAAATGAGTACCTGTTTCTGGGTTGGCGGGAATAGGCACAGCAGAAAATTCCAACAGCTCCCACTTAGTGTATCTCCACCCGGTTTGAACCCCATCTTCCCCAATTAGGGGCTCTTTCTCTATTGGAGAGAAACCGATACTCCAAGCTTTCATAAATCCTTGTTCGTAGGCATTTTTAACATAGGGAGCAATAGGATTAACCTCCTGAGGGGCAAATCTAACTTTAGAAAGAACTTCCTCATCGTTAATTGTTATACTTTCAGCTTTTCCAATAGGGATGGAATGATAATCATGGGCAAAAGTTACTACTGGATTATTAAGAAAGTTTTCAAAGATACAGCCTTTCGGTTCCACTATATCGCCATATCTATCTTTTGCTTTGGTAGATATGGTAACCTCTATTGAACCATCTTCTGCGGATTTAATTTTAGATTCAAAAATCTTCTTTACAACTTCCATATCATCAACTCCTTCATTCTTCTACCACCGCTATCAATGCGCACCGGCAATTAACATGCCGTTCTGGAATACCGTCTAGGGGATATCTTTCCCCATGTCTTGGCATACATTCCGGACAGACCCTTTCATCTTCCGCTGTCCACCACTCTACTAATTTATATCCCACTTTCTTCCAGGTAAGAATTTGACCATTACGGAATGCTTCTAATGTTTCTGTTCTTGCTATAGCTTCAGCCCTTACCCCTTTAGCTATTTTGAATACTTCGCTAACCCTATCCGTAAGCTTCGGGATACTCTCTCCATGCATAATCCCCTCAGCCAGCGTTTCTCTGAGTTGCTGTAAAGTGGTGGTGTTAATCCCTTTAATCTTTGTTCCTGCTCGCTCTTTAATCCACTGAATAGCTAAGGGGTCAGAAACCGAGAAAGCTGGAGTAAGAAGTCCAGATGCCTCTATTCCCTCTCCCAACGCTTCAATAAGTAAGGGTTTAGCAATGCTCATAATTAGCTCATCATAAAACTCTCTTTCAAATAAGACTTCATCAGGCATAATGCCTTTTTTAGTCTTGAGCTTTTGGATAACATCATCCTGTTGGGATTGGAAAAACTTCTTTAGCTCTCTAATCCATTTAGCTTCAGTCCTATCCCATTTCTCCTTCCAGCCTTCCCATATAATGGGCATATCATTAACTGGGAAAATATGAGTTAGGTTATAGTTGATAACTTGCCTTTTAATGGTTTTCTCCTGAGGCTCATAAAGGACATTAAAAGAAGTAGAATACACATCCCCATCTTTAGTCGCCCCAAAGCCAAGTAGCTCTCTGGCTTCATTCCTGGTGATAATCCCAGAAACAAATCCTTTTTCTGCCACTGCTAAGTCGGTATTTCTATCCCGGGGAGCACTAAAATCAAACTGAAAATATAAGTTTTCTCCAAAATGGGGAAGAAGAAACTCAGAAATTTTAATTTCCAATAAACTAAGCCGTGGTTTTAACACATACTTGGCAAACACATATTCCGCAGTTTCCATATTGGCTCGGTTAAACCCTTCCGTAACTCCTAATATAGCCAGTGGAACTCCATATAGGCCTAAAATGTTTTCTCGGGTAAGCTTCCTCCCCTCTATAAATTCCATATCCCTCCGAGTTAGGGTTACCAGGTTAAACTTCGCCCCACCGTCTAAAACTGCTAGGCGATGGGCATTTTCCACTCCCCCATATTCTCCCTCCCACTGATACCTTATGCGTCTTACGGATTCGTCAGTCATTTTCCCCGGAGCTTCTATAATTGCTGGGGGCAGAGCCGAATTGTGAAAGAAGTTTCTGTTCCAACGAGCTGAATACCGTTCACTATCTATGTCGTCTATGCCTGCAGATAGAGGAGAGACTCCCCGTAAGTGGTTCGCCGGGTCGTGTCTTTTAAAATGAATGATTTCCTGAGGAGCAAACTTAACACTCCCTTTATTGGTCATATATTCATAGCTTTCTACTAACTGGCTTCTCCCTGGATTAACTTTCATAAATTGGGGATATAAAACCCAGATTTCCACTGGCTTTTTACCCACAAAATTGAGATACCAAAAAGCTTCTCCGATTAAGTCCAGATAGCAGGAGGTAAGAAAAAATAAATCAAAATTATCACAATAAGGATTGGGCTTATCTAAAAGCTTAATAACTGGGTTATTTTCATCAGAAATCTCTACCCATTCCTTATTTTTTTGCTGGAGTATCATCCACCCGGTTTGAGAAATCCCTTCGGCAATTTTGGACACCACAGCAAATAACCAGCCCACTTCTTTATACAGGCTTATATAATCTGGCAACCCTCGGTGGGGGGAAATAGGGTTCAAAATAGTCCAATACTCAGTATTGGTCTTTTTCTGTTTCCATACCGAAGGGAAAAAACTTTTTATGTTCATAACTTTTTCTTGGCCACCTCTATAAGATTCTCAACTCTGGTTCAGCAAAAACA